AATACTCGTATACGGTCAGGAAAGATCCGGCTACCGGTATACAACGGGCTATCCCTGAGTGACCGCCCCCGCCATATGCAGGCCAAAAACGCCCCAATCCCGGAGAAAAGGGGCGTTTTCTTATTGGCCTAGCAGTATCAGCAGCAGCGGCACCGCCATTAGCACCGCCAGCCCCCATAGCCAGCGGCTACGGACTGAGCAAACGCCCGCGCAAATGTAGTTGCGGCTGCAATTGATTGCACTGGCTGGGGCTGCACGGGGTTTCACGACCGCACCTTGCCCAGGTTAGATGGATCATCAGGGAGACCGGGCAAGCACTCCCAACGCCATTCATAGGGCTTGCCGTTGCCCTGAAAGTGCGGATAGCCCTCCCAGAGTGTTCCATCATCAGCCAGGGCAATGGTAGAGCCGTTTTCCTCATTCGTACCACTGCGATTAGCAATCGCTATGATTTTTCGTTTCATACGTCACCTCACACAGGCAGGCCCGCCAGTACTTCGGCCAGTTCCACAGAAAATTCCGCTTCGGCGGTTGCCAGTTGGTCGACTGCAAACGAGAGTTTCTGGGCTAGCTGGGGAGTTAACTGTACGCCCGGGGGCGTGAAATCCTCTACGTATTGAAGAATCCGCAGATAGTGTCTAAAGGCATTGGTCCATCTCTGGCAGCGGATATTAAGCCCGGTCATCAACTGAGGGTGTAATGCCTGCCCCTGGTCGTCGAATAGCAGCGGGCTACCTTCTGCCATACGTGTTCTGTAGGAATCGACTATCCGATTGGCCCGCCCCGCAATATCAGCAATTGCTTTGCACATAATGTTCTCCCATAACAGGCTTTAATTATACTGCGGGTTTTGCAAATAACGCGGGATTAACTTCTGGGGAATAATCATCGGCCTTGCTTAACTCGCCGGTAAGCCTGTTAATGGTAATGAGTCTTGTTACCCCGGATTTACTTTCAAGCGCCAGTCCAATGTATTTATCAGAACCAAGGGGGTTAGCCGTATTAACTACTGGCGGCCCGCTAAACCAGCCCCCCATATACACGGAAATGCGGCTAAAAGTATCGGCAATCAACGAGCGGGCAGACATACGGCTTTCATAATCCATATCCTGTACACCCTGTACAAGGTCTGCCCATACATCGGCGGTAGACGGTGCTTTATGCTGGATAACCGATAGCTGGGTTTCCAGTTGGGCATAACCGGCTTTTTCGGTCTTCAACGTTTCTTCGAGTTCCCGTGCTTTCCTGGCAAAAGACGCGGGGGCGTCATCGGACTCAAGCATTGCCTCAACAATCTTTGCAATCTGGGTTTCCAGCTTGATTATCCTGTCCCGGGCCTCTGCAATTGATTGCACCAGCGGCGTATCATCCGGGCTTTCCAGTAGTCCACTCAAATTGAACTGGTCAGCACAGTAGGCCATTAACGCATGTTCTACAGGCAGCACGGAAGTACTGGATTTCCAGCATTTCTTGCCGGATTTACTACTGGTGCATACCAGCCGTCGCTGTTCGTATTCACCATCTTTGTTCTTTCGGCGGCCATTCTGTGACACCAGCGGGCAGCCACAATAACCGCAGAAGCCGATACCCAGACCTGTGAATAATGCCGGGGTTTCTCCCTTGCCCTTACGGCGGCCCCGCTGGGTCATCAGCCATTGAATTTCATTGAATTCAATTTCGCTAATCAACGGCGGATAGTAACCGGGCAGGGTGTAAGTAGTTTCTTCTACGGTTAACACCCGTTCGCCTATCAACGACCGTTTAACCAGTGTCTGTGCAACCCGGTCCACTGCATTCCGGCCTACGGATATTTTCAGCCCTTTTTCTGCCAGTATTTCTATAATCCGTTGCGCGCCATGGCCTTGCCGGTAAAGCCCGATCATTTCAATTATCGGCAAGGCCATGTGCGGGATTATCTCAAACGCCTGTCCATTCCATTTGACCCAGGCAGGGTCAGACGCACTACTGCCAACCCGGCCTTTATATGTCCCGGCTAACCAACCCTCACACCGGTAGCGAAGTGCGGATTTAACGCGTTTTGACTTGGTAGCGCTTTCCTCATTGGCCCGCATCATAACCGTAATGCTGATGATTAATTCCGTAGGGTTCTCCCTAACGGTTTTCCTGGAGTACTCCCGGTTATCACCAGCGGTTACCACCCGGATATCCGACTGAATAATATTAAGCAGTTGGGTTAGCGCGATATCTACATCGGCACGACTCAGACGATCCAGTGATTCGACCACCAGTACAGACCCAGGGGTTACTTTGCCGGATTCGACGGCCCGCAAAAACACACCTAATGCGCCTTTTTCGATATGCCGTTGATGGAAAGCCGATAGACCACTATCTTGCATGGTTAGCTGGTCATCGAGTGCCAGGCCATGGGCTTTGGCCCAGCTTTCTGCGTAGGCCGTCTGACGTTCTACGGATGTACCGCTGGCCTGTTTGATGTCGGAGAACCTTACGTAGGAATACACCCTGGGGGCAGCCCGATTAGCCACGGGGGCAGGCTTAGAGGCAGGCTTGGGGTGCTTGGGAGCATGCTTAGCAATTGATTGCACTACGTTTTTGGTGGTCATCGTCTACCCCGACATACTGTGTAGACCATAGTATATATCGGGCGAGCGCCAGCACGCTAGCACTCAGTCTAAATATACCTGACTGGTCAGACTTGCAATTGATTGCAGCACTTCCCAGAGGCCGCCCCCGCTGGCCCGCGCCAAAAAGGGCGCTATCGAAAATCCGTTGAAAAAATAAATTCAAAAAGTCTGGGCGTTCATTCGTGGTGATTCAGGGCGAAAAACGCGCCTATTCGTTTGAATGGATTTTAAGGCGGTAATCCTTCGAATTTCGAGACAGGATATTAATAAATAAGATCTGATATTGTGAAGGTATTCCAGTCCCAACAGAGGGGGATTACCGTGGCAACCCTACCGCAAACCTGCATAGCACTTACTCCAGAGCATAAAGAGAAAATCCGTGAATATCAGAAAGAATATGGTGCAACCGTATCGGCAACCGTGAGGGTAGCCTTAGACCGCTTCTTTGCCTCACTGGAAAAGCAGGCCGCCCCCACTGCAAGTAATTTCTCAGAGAAAGGAGTTTGACAAATGAAAAAGATGACGAAGAAAGAAGAGGCTGCGCATGATTTGAAGATCATGCAGCAGAATTACCCGGATATCCTGGTTGCCCTACGCCTAAATGCTGTGATGGAGCCACTTGAGTGGGCAATATCAGAGATCGCACCGGCAAAGCCTGTTCCGGCACAGGTTGAAGCACTGGCGATTATGCAACGGGCGTTATCAGAACTACAGGCAGTAGTGCAGAAGTATTACCCGGATGACCTGGATCAAGCAGCGTAGGCAAGAAAAAAGCCCGAAAGGTAGGAGAAACCTTAAGGGCTTTTAAAAGAGCATTCATCAGGCGAGCACCCCTGCTACCTGAACGGACCATGAACGCGGTACTACGCTACGGTGGCATCAGATGCTCTAGAGGTAAAGCATCAGAGGCATATTCATTATGCCTCTATTTGACGATTAAATCAAATATATTTAGAGGTATATATGAACGCATCAGTAAGTCCAGACCTTCTGGCCCCGATAAGCAACCAGTTGCAGCCGGTAAGCGCATTAGACAAAAAAGACAGTGGGGCGATGTTCGCCAGTGCCACGGTTGAAAGCCGTGCTACAGCCGACCTTACAGCGATTCCAAAAATCAAAACTGTTCGAGCGCTTGATATGAAGCGTAAAGACGCCTACAGGTTGCGGGAACGCCAGTATGAAAAATATTGCGGGGGCCGCAATAGAGCGCAGCGGGCAAAGGTTTTTGCCCAGCTAATGTTTTATTACCAGCTAAACAACGATGGTAATCCAAAACTGGAATGCCTCAAAAAAGGTGCTTACTGGTGGGCACATACAGTAGACCAGTACGCAGCAGAATGTCTGATGGAATACGACGAAACCAGACGTGCATTAGAAGGCCTGGAAAATGCCGGAATCATCGAAACCTGGAATACAAAATCCAGGGCATCAAAGGGCGTGACCTGTCTGCATATCCGATGGACAGGAGCAGACGGAGCAGCAGCGCTTACCGGGTATCCAGACTTCGACCATGTGCCAAATGAGAACAGTTCCGGTTCGGCACCAGCGCCGAATGAGAATGATTCCGGTTCGGCACCAGCGCCAATTCATGGTTCGGCACCAGCGCCAATTCATGGTTCGGCACCAGCGCCAAACCCTAGTATTAAAAGGGTTAGCAGTAGGGGTAAGAAAGATGTGAACAGCCCCGAGCTAACGCCCGGGTCTAAAGGCAATACGAACCCCGAACCCTTCCAAGGCAACCAGGGAAAATCAACCCCCAAAACCCCTGAAGAACAGAAAGCCCTGGAGACCCTGCAAACCGCACGTACTGCCCTGGAGACAAGGGAAAAGGAATTGAACGGACTGTCATCCTGGGAGAAAGGCAAGTTTCATCAGCAACTGAAAGCGCTAAAGCGGGATGTGTTCAAGGCAGAGAATGAACTTGATTACATCCGGCAGAATCCCTGGGAGTATCAGCCTGAACCCGATTCGAATCCTGGGCCTATAGCAGGCTCGATGAGCGCCTGTGCTACCTGCATATCAACCGCATCAGCGGAACTGGTTGTAGCCCCGGCCAGCCCCGTACAAAATGACTCGCCGATATGGGAGGATTACTGTCAGCCGCCAGCCCCGACACCAGAAGAACTTAAATACGCAAAAGCGTTTTCATACGATAAATGGCTGACGCAGCAGAAAGAAAAAGCAAAGCAGAAAGGAAATTGACATTTCAAGGAGAGCAATATGGACCTCAAAGATATTTTGTCAAAACCGAGACCAGTACGTGAAGACTGGACAGACGTTCAATACATCAGTGCCCTATGGAGAGCCGCAGTAAGCGAGAGAACAGCAGTCTTTCAGCCCGCCTTTACTCCCAAAACAGTAGGGCAGCTAAAGCATATTGTGCGAAAGCTGGTGGCCGTCCATCAGAAGCCCGCAGTTGTGTTACCGCTTGTGGCTCGTGAATGGGAATCTTTTACTGCCTGTGTGAAGTCAATCCATAATCCGCCTGATATTCCGCAGCACCCGGATATAGGATTTGTCTTGAGGCACATTGACATTCTGATTGAAATGCCTGTTTAGATTGTGTGCTGGCAGACATAGAAAGACTTCCCGACTAATTATGAGATACGCACAATGACACTATAGTCACCTCACTCAAGAGCCGGAAAATGCTAGATGAGAGTAATCCCGTGCTTTGGCCCCAATTTATGATCAGCGAAATTTTGCAATCAATTGCAAATGGCGAAAGCGTAGAACGGGCATGCGATAAACCCGGCTTTCCCAGTCGCAAGACGTTTTTCAGGTGGCTTGGTACGGATGCAGATTTGGCAGCCCGTTATGCAGAGGCAGTGCGCCAGCAAATCCGTTCGCGTTATATCAAGGCAGGGAGTAAATCATGACTATTTCAGTATCAGACGCCCAGAAAATTTCATCGGGTGAGTACAAGTATCTAGACGGCAAGATTGTGCGGGCCGATAGCGTACCGCCTAAGGGGCTGGTACTTCACGAGCGAAGAGACGATGCTGGCCGAATAATCCGGGAGTGGTCAGGTCCAAAATCCGCGTGGATGAATGAGTTTAAGAGCAAAACCTTTCTTCAAACTGTTTTATCCGGCCAGGTGGAATGGAATAAAAACTTCCATCAGCAGAAACTCGCTGAATTTGCAGCACAGGGGATATACCGGCCATGAATACTCTTCAGGACGAAATCGAGCTACACAACATTCGCCGTACATTCGACCGGCCATATCAGCTTTGGGGATTGCGGGAAGCGCCCCAGCCGCAAGGGTATGAAACGGAGTCGATGTACCGGACCCGCATGCTTGAAGATCTGAAAGGCAAGACAACTTACGCCAAAGAAAATCTGAAAATCGCGCAAGAAAATCCTAAAATGCTGGCGAATTTTGAGGAACGGATTCGCCGTGATCTGGAGACCGCGCCTTATCGAGACGGTGTACTTCGTGAACTTCGCCGGGAGACCCAGACGGGGGGCGAGATCCTTGAGTACGTGGGTCCGAAACGGCAATGGATGAGCCAGTTTCAGCCGCCTACCTGCATTAGTCCGATATACGAAAACGGCATGCCTCAACCGATTCCGGTTATTTTGAGCGTTTAATCATGCTTAAACAATGTTCACGATGCCAGGTACTGAAGCCGCTGGAGGACTTTTATCGAAAAGCCCGGAATCCAGACGGGCGGCAGCGGTGGTGTAGTCAATGCGCGAAGACCGTGAAAGCAAATTACCTGGCCAATCCAGAAAATCTGGAGAAAAATCGTGCGTATGCACGAAAGCATCGTGAAGCCCTGCTATCTACAGCAGAGGGGCGGGAGAAAGTACGGCAATATACCCGCATGTACTATCTGAAACGGAAGCAGGAGGGGCATAAAAATGGGTAATCCGAATAAAACCCAGCCAATGCCCGCCCGTAACCGTGATAAGCCATCGTCTAAGCGCTCTGCCCCCAGTGGTTCTAGCAAAGGTATTTCATTGGAACAATGGGCCGCCCAGCATCGAGCGGAGATAGCGCGGATTCTGGAGAAAAAGAAATCATGAATTCCGTTACTCAAATGCTGGCGGAAGTCGCTGAAATAAACTTGCGCCTGGAACGCGTAATCGAGATCGCGGATAAAACCTGTATTGAGCATATCGACCTCATAGCCGGTATGCTGAATAGAGCAGAAAATCTTTTGCTCAACGTTGAGCAAGTGCTGTCTCTGGCTGGTGCGCCGGTAGAACTGGTGTTGAAAATCAGACAGACGATTCTAGACCTTCTAGACGCTCAAATACAGGCATCAGACCATCGGGCCATGCTGGTGGCGACAGCAGCGATAGAACAGGCACGGCGTAACACTCTTCACTGATTCGTCAAATAAATCCCGGCAGTGCAATTGATTGCAGAGACCCGACATGAGCGACAAACCAATCCTGAAAATAAATATCGATGCCGAAGAATGGGAGGCGTTTGTACAAAAGTATGAGGCCTGGCAAGAAAAGGTAAAAGCACAGCCCGAAGTCGTAAAAATCAATACAGCTACCAAGGATTTTGGAAAGAAAAAAGGTGCTTTTGATTCGGTGGTAAAAGCCGGAGAAAACCGTAAGGCTACCGGCCAGAATAGTTTTATCGCCCGGTTTAGCGTTGAATCGAAAGAAAGCGCTAAGTCATGGGAATCGATCGAAAAAAGTATTGAGAAGACCACAAAGAACTTTCTGTCTTTGGGCCGTTCGGCCATCAATTTTAGCGGTATCGGGGCAGCGCTTAGCCGGTCATTCGTAACCCTCGGCGGGGGAGTCGCGGCAGCGGCAGCAGCAGTGCCAGCGGCGGCATCAGACATTGCATCAAAGAATCGTGAAGCCCGTGCGCTGGGCCTGGATATCGGAGCGCCAGAGGCGTTCGAAAATGACTTCGCACGATACGGGCTGGGTAAGGCAGACCTGGCACGGATGGCCGATATCAAAAGCGATGTCACCAAACAGCAGCCCTTAATAAGCGCTGGCATTACCCCCGATCAAATCGCCAGCATGAACACCGAAGAATTGACCCAGGAATATGCAAAGCGGGTCAGTCAGTTGCGTAGACAATGGCAGCAAAAGGGGCCGCAATATGCGGCAAATCAGGCAGAAGCCTGGGGGGTTAATAATGTCTTCGACCAATCCCAGCAAAGGGTACTGGCAAGCTACACACCTGAAGACCTTGATAAATCCCAATCCGATTATCTGGTAGACGCTCAAAAGCTGAAAATTCAGCAAGAAGCCGCTGATAAAGCCAGTGAAGCCCTTGCACGTTTTAAAGACGCGCTAGAACAGGATGCTAACCAGATTGAACAGGCGATTACACCGTTAATGCCGCTGTTTGCCAGTCTGGCTGGCGATGTATCAGATAGCATTGCAGCCTTTGCCAAGTCCGATGAACTTAAGCAGGGTATAGAAGGCGTTGGAGCGTCGTTTAAGACGCTTAAACAGGCAGGGGATTGGCTGGCCGATGGATTTAATAAAATCAGTTCCCTCTGGGGCATAGTGCCCCCAGCGGTTAAGCCCAATCAGAAACATGATGTAGTGCTTAAACCCGGTAGTGCAGCGGCAGGCATTGCTCAAAGTTACTACGACATAAAGTCAGTTTTCACCGGAAAAAATGACTTCCCCGATCTTTATAAAAAAGGTGGAAATTTTGATTGGGCATGGCGCACTCAACCTGCCAGCAATGTCCCCGCAAGCAATGGAACTACGGGCGGGGCCGCCCCGGTCAACAACCCCGGCAATCTCCGACCCGCAGGAAAAACAACGGGATTCCAGCAGTTCAAGTCTGTTGATGAGGGTGCATGGGCAGCGGCAAAACAATTAAAGCTGTATTACGACCGTGACAAGCTGGATACCATCGATAAAGTTATATCGAAATGGGCACCTAGCAGCGAAAATAATACAAGTGCGTATATTGCTGACGTTCAGAAGAGAACGGGATTCAAGCTGGGTCAACATATTAATCTTGATGACCCTCAGACTTTGGCGATGTTATCGTCTGCAATGTTTCAGCACGAATCAAAAGATTATCAATATCTTGATTCACAGAAAATGGAAAGCCTTATTGCCAGCCATACACGGATGGCAGACCGCATAAGTAGCGGGGCACCGCAGCAGAGCAGCCAGGGCACGGCAAATAAAAGCCTGCCAGCCAATCCGATAATGGTCGGGGTTAATCTCACGGTTAACAGCCCGTGGGGTTTTGATACAACGGTCACCAGCGGATCACTGGTTAACGGGCAATGAAATGAGATATTACGACGTCAAAATCAGTACCAGCGATGGTCAAATACTGGTGCCGAATTATAACAATCGGCCCGGTTTTACGCCTGTAGACCCGTCTACAGGTGCGACCACGTATTCATCCCTCAATGCCGGAATGAATCTCCGGCAATATGGATGCATAAATCCGAATGCACTGCGGTTTCAGGTTGATGCACCAGTGGCAGCCCAGCACGCGCCTAAAGCCAGTGCGTTTATTCGAATCTGGGGGATTAGCCTGGGTGAAATCGCACAATCCGCTGATTTAACAAACCTTAATATCCGGGTGAGCGGGGGTATGGGCCAGGGCCTGCCGTTGTCCAACCCAGCACAGGCAAGCACGCTATTTACCGGGCAGATACTTCAAAGTTATTCAAACTGGGAAGGGTGCGACCAGAATTTAAATATTTATGTAGCACCTGGGGGTAGCAGCCAATCCGCCAGCCAGATAACCGGGCAACCGTCTACTTTTGTCACAGTTCCAACCCCGGCATCAAATAAAAATCCGGGTAACCTGGTGTTCTATTGGGAACCCGGACAGAATATGATTATTCCGATTGTCCAGACACTGGCAGTCGCATTCCCGCAATATCAGATTAAAGGTGCAATAAGCGATAATCTGGTACTGGCGGGCGCACCAGCAGTTGGATTTTTTGCCAACATGAGCCAGTTCTCCCAATACCTTCACGATAAAAGCTTGTCGATTATCGGAGGATATGCCCCGGATTTACAGCTTTATCCGGGTGTACACATATATCTGCAAAACAACACGTGGATTATCACCGATACCACAAGCCTGACGCAGACCAAACAGATTAATCTACAGGATTTGATAGGCCAGGTAACCTGGCATTCTGCCAATACGTGTACAGCCTACACCGTGCTGAGAGGTGATATTAATCCGGGTGATATAGTCCGCCTGCCCAATAATCTGGGTACGATTAACGCCAGCCAGCCATGGGCACAACCGGCTGGCACGCAAACCCTGCCCGGGTCAGGTGGATATAGTTCCAAGAATATAGGCTTGGTGTTTTCGGGTGTTTTTCAGGTAACCAGCTTAAGACACGTTGGAGATTCCAGGGGTGCGGAAAATACAGCCTGGCTAACCACACTGGAACTAACGAAAATACCACCGAATGAAGCAAGCCAAACAGGAAATGCAGCACAAAGCCTGCCATTGCTTTATGCGGGCAATAAAAGTTTTACAGCAAAGCTACCGTAGTACTTTCGTCAAATAAAAACAGCAGTGCAATTGATTGCAATCCCACAAACGTATGACCAGTCAATGGAGTGAAAATGGAAAACTAACTGAGGGGCAGGTTATGGCAGTTACTATAAGCGGGAAGAAAGCAGCACCGAAGAAAAAAGGCCAGCAAGGCAAGGCATACGACAAAGCGGCAATTATTGAGCAGCTTTGCAAATGGATTGAAAGTGGTGAAACACCTTCAGAAGCCTGCAAACATCCGGGCATGCCAGCCTATGGCAGCCTATGGCGTTGGACTAACGCAGACCCAGCGCTAGATGCGCGGGTGCGGGCCGCCAATGCCACACGGCTAGAGGGTATGGTTGATTCACTTTTGCCAGGCGTAGAAAATGCGTTGAAAACCGCTGTAAAAGGTACGATCACCCCCACACACCTTTTGCGCCAGGCAGAGCTAGTCCGCGATACCAAAATGTGGCTTATTGAAAAAGGCCTGAGAGAAAAATACGGGAAATCCGCTGATAATACAGGCGATGGTGTTTTTATTCTCAAAAACTCCCCGGATAAACCAAAAGCTGAAGACCAGCCAGAAGCAGTACAGCCTAAAGCCCCGGTCGTTACTCTCGTAAAAGTCGGGGGCGAGAGTGCCTAGGGACATTAATCTGATGCCATTGCATCCAGGGCAGCAATTTGTTTATGACAATCTGGGTAGACGCAATACCATCAGAATGGGCAGGCGTTGGGGTAAATCCAGTGCGTTTGAAAACTGGTCCTGTAATTGGGCAATGAACGGAATGCAGGTGGGAGTTTTTGCGCCGGATTATGACAAGCTTTTGCCCAGCTATCGAAATATCCTCAAAATCCTTCGACCGGCAGTCCGTTCCAGTTCAAAGAACGATTACATAATCGAGCTAAAGAACGACTCGAATATCGAATTCTTCTCTCTCCAGGATATAGAGGCTGGCCGTAGTCGTGAATTTCACCGGGTTCTAGTAGACGAAGCCTCACTAGCTCCAAATCTTGAATATACGTTTGAAAAGGCCATAAAACCAACGCTTTTAAAAAGCGGGGGTTATGCAGTACTGGCGGGCACGCCCCTGGGCGTAGATGAAACCAATTTTTTCTACAAAATGTGCCACGGATATGGCACACCAGAGGAATGGAATTCTTTTCATGCACCGACCACCAGTAACCCGCATCTACCGCCAGAAGAACTGGCGAAAATCCAGAAGGATAATCACCCGCTGATATACCGTCAGGAATATCTGGCTGAATTTGTAGACTGGCGGGGGCAGGCGCTTTTTAGCCAGGATTATTTCACCAATAACGGGCTAGGTATTTTGGCCCCGCAAAAGGTTGATTATGTTTTCGCTGTAGTCGATAGTGCATTAAAGACCGGAAAGGCCCATGATGGAACCGGGGTAGTATATTTTGCCCGTAACCGGTTCTATGGGCCGCCGTTGATAATACTTGATTACGACTATCAGCAGATACAGGGGAATATGCTGGCCGATTGGATGCCCAGTGTGTTTAAACGGCTAAATGAATTGAGAATTCAATGCGGGGCCAGGGAACCAAATCCACTGGTTTACGTTGAGGATAAAGGTAGTGGGATAATGCTATTACAGCATGGAGAAACACAAGGCTGGCCGATGACCGGAATCCCCGCAGAGATAACGGCCCTGGGCAAAGACCAGCGGGCGATGATGGCGGTTAATCCCTGCTATCAAAATCAGGTGAAAATAACCGCATACGCAGCGGATAAAAAAGTGAGTTTCAAAGGCACGGTTATAAATCATCTTATGAGCCAGACATGCGGGTTTGTTATTGCCGACCCAAAGGCCGCCACCAGAGCGGATGACCTGGCCGACTGCGTTTTTTACGGAATTATTATCGCCCTGGAAGGGGCAGTGCATTAGTTTTGCTGTAAAACCGTAGTACTACTAAGGAGTATTATCATGAGTGGACGTGATTCGATGAATAACGGAAGTGATACTGCAAAGTATTATAACGATAAGGGCGCGCATGACGAGTTTCAGAAAACCCCCCGCCAAGTTGCAGACCAAAGCACACGGGCAAAGGGTGAGTCTATGAGTAAATCCAACCCCGTGCGGGAGGGTGGTCCCCACGGTTTGTTTCGTAACTGAGGAGGGGGGCCATGCGAACCGCAGACGAAGTGCTGGATTCGCTGGAGGAACAAACCCGACAGTCTGGCAGGCCAGAAACGTTCATCAGTGGTCAATTGAGACTCGATGCTGAGTTTCTTAAAGACCTTGGATGGTGTAGCTGGCGGATTAACGGCCAGACTGACAGCAGGGAACAGGCTAGACGGGCGCTAGAAATCGCCCGCCACCATAAAGACCACCCGTTTTCCAAAAGTGGGCTTATTTAATATGGATAACCGCTGTTTTTTATTGGACAGCATACGGACCTTCGAAAATCAAAAATTCGAAGGTCAGTCTGTCGCTCACTGGCAGCAAGGCACTAACGCCACACTGGCACCAGCCGAACAAAAAGAGGGTATAAAAAGAAGCAGGGGAGAGATTACCTCCCAGTTAATAATTCTGGTAAATCAACTGGCTGCAAAAGGCAGGTCACACATAGTAATTGGGCGGGAGTGTGGAATAGCAGCCAGCACCGTAAAACGCATTCTTGATGGCGTGCGGATGGACACCGCCAAGAGTGAAGCAGTAGAACGTAGATTGCAATCAATTGCAGTTGATGACCCAGCGTTTGCACCAGCGGATGACCTGGCGGGGCCGCCAGAAACAACTCAAAAACCCCAGGAAACCCCTGAAATTGCGACTACTTTGGCGGGGCCGCGCCAGCGGATAGAACCCGCCCGAGAGCATCATGTATTGAACTGGCAGAAGAAAATGAGTAATTGGGAATTTACAGATATGCCAGACAGCGTAAGAAGACCAAAGAACAGGACAAACATAAAGATACTGACAAGCTCACAGGCTAATCAAATACTCAGGCCAGGTGGGAATAGTAGTTTTTACGACGCCATGGGATTACGGAATCAGCAACCGACGTTGATTAACCCAGTGCACGACACCCGTAAACCAGACACGGGCAACCCCTTCGAAGACTGACCCCCGCTCAAACATGGCAAAAACCGGGGTTTTTAGGCGTTTTAAGCAAATATCATGCGGGGCGGGCCAGGCGCAGATAATTCTACTGGCATGCACAGGCCATGATAGTAAGTACGAAGACCGACTGACAACCGCTGCAATCAATTGCACGAGACCCCGGGCCAGCCCGCACACCAGCCAGCCCCCCTAAACAAGCCCAAAAACAGGGGTAAAACCCGGGTTTTCCTAATATTTTTGCGGGGCAGGCAAAGTAAGGTCGATCGAGCGTCAGAATGTAAAAACCTGTGAAAGAACATGAGATGAAACAGGGTGTAAATCACAGGTAGACAAGGGAAGTAGGAGAAGGGCAGAAGTAGTATAAGAACTGGCAATCCAGCCCTGACGCCAGCCCGTAGGGGCGGGCCTATAGTGCGATTCGCTTTATCGTTTTAGGACCACCCTCCCGCCCGGCCTGACTTTCTCAGAAATTCCCAGTGCGAACTACTGTTCGAAATACGAACATTTCCCGCGTGCTTTCTTCATTTCTGACCTATCAGTAATTGCACGACCACCAGCGGGGGTGACCATTCCGTAACCGCTCGTTTCCGGCAGTACGTCAAAAAAAGGTGAAAAACACTCCAAAATATAGCTTGCGCGACTTTCGGAAGTATCCTATTCTCTAGGCTTGGTTTTCGGAAGTACGGACAAACGAAGTACGGACAACGGAGTGCAGCATGAACAGCGAAGAGTGGGCCACCGCCGTGGATCGGTCCAGGGAAATTTTTCCCGTGACCTGCTAGAGCGTGCTTACGCTGAGCTTAAAGTCTGACCCTCAATGGAGTGATGTGATGAGCAAGAAACAACAGGCGTTGATGCACGACGAAGACTTTCTCCAGCGCTTGGGGGAAGCCGCGTATGGGCTTATGAGCAAAGACCAGCGGGAACGGGTTGAACAGGCGTATCAAGCCCTGGAGGGCCATTTTGGAAATGATGACTTCCCTGCCAACCTTGTAGACGTAGAGAAAGAGTTTGATTCGGCGGTAGCCCGTGCACTGGGTAACAGGTAGCACCCTTGCGGCCCCCCCCGCAAATTGCAATTGATTGCACAGGAATGCAGTAGCACCGCAGCGAATGGAGTCCATCGTGTCTAGAGTCTTTGTCTATTCCCGCGTCAGTACGGCGGATCAGCACACGGCTAACCAGCTAGGGGAAGTCCGGGCAGCCGGTTTTGAGGTACTGCCCCAGCGGGTGGTAGAGGAAGTGATTAGCGGTAGTACCGCTGCCTCTGAAAGGCCGGGATTTGCACGGCTACTGGAGAAACTAGAGGCGGGGGATGTGCTGGTGGTTACCAAGCTTGATAGATTGGGCCGTAATGCCATAGACGTACAGCAGACGGTGCAGAGACTACAGGATATGGGTGTACGCGTGCACTGCCTGGCCCTGGGGGGTGCTGATCTGACCAGCCCCGCTGGGCGGATGACCATGGGCGTGCTAACGGCAGTCGCACAGTTTGAACGCGATTTATTGATCGAGCGTACACAGGCAGGGCTGCAACGTGCACGGTCAGAGGGTAAGCGGCTGGGCAGACCTTCTGCATTGACAGACGCGCAGCAGACAGAAGTAATTGACCGTCTGTTTGAGGGTCAGTCTGCGTATGCGGTAGCCAAGCATTTTGGGGTATCGAATCAGACGATTCTTCGGATACGTGACAAGCATGCTGAAGAACAGTTGACCAGTCAGAAGTAATACCATGGCGGGCGGCCCCCGCCTTTTTCTTTGTAGTGACATTTTAGGAGTACTGAAAATGCGAGTTAAAGCTAACGCAATGGCGGCCCCACACCAGCCCCGTCTATGGGTACGCCTTACCGGCATTGGCCTTGCCCTGGCTATTGCTGGCGCGGTAGTTCATACGGCTATTACCTCACCAGCCCCCGCCCCCGCCACCGTGGCGGCCCCTGTATCGGATGAGCCGATAGCGGTTAAGGCCCCACCAGCGGCCTGGACTTCACCTGACAGGGCGGCCCCCATAGAGGCTGATGCAGTGCTGCCAGACGAGTTCAAACAACACCTGGAATACCTGGATGCACTGGTGGGGGTCATCCGCAGCAGCGGTTATAAATGCCCGTCTGTCAGTGGCATCAGCGCGTTTTCCGGGACTATCCACTGTGACCACTATCAATACTCGTATACGGTCAGGAAAGATCCGGCTACCGGTATACAACGGGCTATCCATGAATGACCGCCCCCGCCATATGCAGGCCAAAAACGCCCCAATCCCGGAGAAAAGGGGCGTTTTCTTATTGGCCTAGCAGTATCAGCAGCAGCGGCACCGCCATTAGCACCGCCAGCCCCCATAGCCAGCG